GCCTTCACGTAGCAGACCAGATAACGTAGAGCGTTGCATCAATGCGCTGAAAGAGAACTCAGTTATATCTGATTTCTGTGTAGCAATTGATGATGACCAATCAGATCTATACCCACGACTAGATGGTGTTATCTATGAAGTCAATCCAAGACTTCGTATGAATGGCACACTCAACCTTGTGGCTAACAAGTATGCAAGCAAGTACAAGACTATCTACTTCCTTGGTGATGACCACTTGGTCAAGACTAAGAGCTGGGATAGACACTTGGCTGAAGCAATCAACATCAAGGGCTACGGTCTTGCCTATGGCAATGACCTGTTGCAAGGTAAGAACCTTGCTACCGCTGTGATGATGAGTACTAACATAATTGAGACACTTGGATTTATGGCACCGCCTAAGTTGATTCACCTGTTTATGGATAACTTCTGGATGACACTGGGCTTGAAGATTAACTCACTGTATTACTTTGATGATGTCATCATTGAACATCTACATCCATACGCAGGTAAAGCTGAGATGGATGCAGGCTACGTTGATGCTAACTCAGAAGAGGTAGGCAGTGCAGACCAGAAAGAGTTTGTGCGCTACCTATCAGAAGAGTTCGAGGATGACCTCAAGAAAGTGATGAAGCTAATCGGATGAAAGTACTCATAACAGGTAGTCACGGCTTTGTTGGTAGATACTTCATCAACAAACTGCAACAAAACAACCTCACTCTTATTGATACCAAGGCTGGTACTGACTGTCGAGACTTCTTCAAGAAGGATGACTCTCAGTATGATCTTGTTATCCACCTAGCTGCTATCGTAGGTGGACGTGAGTCCATTGAAGGCAGACCAATGGCAGTTGCTGATAACTTCAGCATTGACTCTGAGTTCTTTCAGTGGTGCTTGAAGACTAAGCCTAAGAAGATTGTTTACTTCTCATCTAGTGCTGCCTACCCTACGCATTACCAGCAGGGTAGCGAGGCTAAGAGATTACAAGAGTGGATGATTACACCTAGCGCACCTCACTCACCTGATATGACTTACGGTATGGCTAAGGTAATCGGTGAATATCTTGCATCATTTGTAGAGAACGTTCATATCTTCAGACCATTCTCAGGTTATGCCTATGACCAAGACTTGAACTATCCGTTCCCTATGTACATCAAGCGAGCACTAGAGAAGTCAGATCCGTTTGAAGTCTGGGGTCCAGGTACACAGACACGAGACTTTATTCATATGACTGATGTAGTCAACGCAGTAATGACTGCAGTCGAAGAAGGTATCACTGGACCTATCAACCTAGGTACAGGTAGGTCAACATCCTTTACAGAACTGGCACAGATGTCTATGGATGCAGTCGGTTACAAGGGTGAGATACTTACTCGACCAGATAAACCAATTGGTTGTATGCACCGTGTATCTGATAATACAAAGCTACTTAGTTTCTACACACCAAAGATTACTTTGGAAGCAGGAATCATTGAGGCGGTAACAGCACTTGGCTAACAAGAACGGACGTAAGGGTTCTCAGTTTGAGACAGATGTGATGAAGTGGCTTCGCAAGTGCGGAGTTATAGCAGAACGTCTGACTAAGGCTGGGGCAAAGGATGAGGGCGATATGGTTGTTATCATATCGGGAGAAACCTATATCCTTGAACTCAAGAACAGGCAGACACTATCTCTGCCGGAGTTCTGGAGAGAAGCACAAGTTGAGGCGCTTAACTACGCCAAGGCACGTGGACTTGGGGAAGTCCCTATGTCTTATGTTGTAGTTAAGCGTCGCAACGCTTCAATAGATCAGGCTTGGGTAATCCAAGACTTAAATCAATGGCTAAAGGAGAAGAAGTAAATGCCAGTACCAGGTGGAGATATCAGTACGTCACAGATTTGGAGTAATACAGATGCCGTCAGTAATCAAATCGTTGAAGAGACGCAAGAAGACAACACAACGGGGCAAGCCGATGCCCAAGAGCAAGCGGTGGTCGAAGGTGGAAGTGAGACAGAAGAATGAAGATAATGAGAGAACCAATCCACTTTCACAATGAACGCGGGTTCAGCGTGAAGTTAATGGAATGGGATATGTCTGACTATATGTTTAACATCCAAGCATTTGGTAGAGACTTTGGTTGGAGAATATATAAGGGCAACCCAACTCCAGTAGAGATTCTTGAATGGGAATCAGGTTTCCAAGATGATGTGATTGAGGAAGAAATATGATCTGCCAGAACTGTCTTAAAGGTGGAGAAGAGAACCAACTCAACCATCTTAAACGAGCCGAGCATTGGCACGGTAAGTGCGACTATAAGGGGTGCGTATGTCAACACAAGACTGGTCCAGGTCACGCAAAGCTAAAGGATACAAAGGTTCCGTTGATGCAAACGCAATCCCCATAAGTCCTATTGTAAGTTACTTCGGTGGGGAAGTACGAGAGGGTAGAGAGGTAGCTGTGCGTTGTGTGATGCACGCTGACTCACGAAGGTCTGCCTCTATGAATACAGATAAGAACCTTTACTTTTGTCAGACCTGTGGTAGAGGTGGCAATGCAGTGAACATAGTCTGCATACTAGAGAACTTGGAGTTTAACGATGGCCTCAAACGCGCAATCGAAATTGCTACTGGAAGCGGCGCAACAATACGCTCAGGCAATAAGTCCAGAGGCGCTAGGCGTGCTAGCAGAACGTGGGATATCTGAGGTTGTAGCCTCACAGTTTATGTTAGGTGTGGTCACAAAACCTCACAATGGACACGAGATGTATGAGGGTTGGCTATCAATACCTTACATCACAGCCTCAGGTTCTTGTGTAGGTTTCAAGTTTCGCAGGCTAGATGAGGGCAAGCCTAAGTATGGATCTCCCACTGGACAGAAGGCACACCTGTATAACGTATGTGATATTACCTTGCAGTCACCACACATTGTGGTCTGCGAAGGTGAGTTAGATGCAGTAGTTACCAGTGGAATGTTAGGTATCCCAGCAGTTGGTGTACCAGGGGTAGCTGCTTGGAAGCCACACTTTCCAAAACTCTTTACTGGCTATGACACTATCTACATTGTCGGAGATAATGACATCAAAGAAGATGGTTCTAACCCTGGAGCCGAGTTTGCTAAGCGTGTGGCTAACGAGGTAATGAACTCAGTTATTGTTACACTACCACCAGGTATGGACATCAATGACTACTACCTAGCCAACGGTGCAGATGCTACCAAGGCTTTGCTAGTAGGTGAACCGAAGGGTGAGTAGAGACGAATGGCTACAGATGGTACAGATTTTGCAGCATATGGGCTTCCAGATCCTAGAGATCAATATGGAAACCGAGACTATACTGCTTCGGCCTACGCCGACAAGATAGATGCAGCTTTCATTGCAGATGTCTGGCGTATTATGGACCAAGCTGGCAATCTACTGGTGCGTAAGCACCACGACTACGGTCCAAAGAACATTGCTCACTCACCAGGTGGACCACTTAATGGTTTGCGTGTACGTATGTGGGACAAGATAGCACGCATCAACAACTTACTTGACTCAGGTGTTAAGCCTAGCAATGAGTCATTGCGTGATTCATTCTTAGATCTACTCAACTACTCAGCTATTGCAATGATGGTACTAGATGGCGTATGGCCTGAAGTACAGGACAATGACTGAGTTACATCCAGTTACTTATGACCTAGCACTTAGCGTTGCTATCAGTATCTCTAACAGATACAAGAACCACGTTGAGCGTGATGATGTCAAGCAAGAGTGTTTGGCTTGGGCTATTACTCGTGCCACTTGGATCAGTGAACAGATGCTCGAACCTAACGATGACAAGCGCAGACATAATGAGCAGCGCATTGCCTATCAGATGAGACGTGTAGCAGAACGCTATGCTCGTAAAGAGAAGGCGTTAAAGTCTGGCTACCAAACAGCAGATGAGGTCTACTACGAGAGTGCAAAGCTGGGACAGTTACTTCCCTTCGTCATTGCATCCGTGGTAGATGGCACAGTATTAGAACAGATACAGCAGATGATTCAAGATGGACAACCAAAGGGTAAGTCTAGTCCATCAGAAGGTGGCGGTCTGCTTGCTACCTTGATTGATATTAAACGTTGCTTCTTGAAGTTAGATGTGCAGGATCAAACACTGCTACGCCTACGCCACTTCGATAACTACACACTGCAACAGATAGCAGGACAGTTAGAGTGCGCCGTATCTACAGCAGACCGCAGGTGCAACAACTCTCTACGTAAACTCATTGAACTATTGGGAGGACCCAGCCCGTGGCAATGAAAGAGATAGAACTATTTGAGTACCTGAAAGAGAGTCTATACCCAGACCTTACCAAGTCTGAGGGTATTTATGATTCCTTTGATTGTATCTCTGCTACTGCTGGTCATTACATAGAACTTAAGTGTCGCTATACACACTATGACACACTGCTTATTGAAGAGATGAAGTATCGCAAGCTGATAACGCAGGCTGCTGAACGAGATCTCATCCCGTTCTACATCAACTCGACTCCGAAGGGAGTCTTTTCTTTTGACCTGATGGATGTACCTGAACCTGAGTGGTCAGTTGGTTGGATGCCAGCTACTACAGAGTTCTCACGCAACCACAAGATGGAGAAGTTAGTAGGTTACCTGCCTATTGATGAAGCGGTGCAGCTATGAAGTATGATTACAAGTGTTCACAGTGCGATAGTAAATTAACTATAGAGCGTAGCATCCACGAGGATGCCAAAGATCCTGGTTGCTTTGACTGCCACCTACCTATGGCTCGCATCTACGACGCGCCAGGTATTCAGTTCAAGGGTAGAGGATTTTACTCTACTGGTGGATAGTGCTATGATTTATGCACTGGTAGCAAATCGCTATTGAGTGCTGGCAACAAGCTCTAGTCTTAATTGGCTAGGGCTTTTTGTCTTTGGAAAAGCAGAAACCCCACCAGTTCCCGTCCTGATGGGGTTTCTATACAGCAGAAGGAAAGGGTTAGAAACCTTCTGCTCAAACTATAACATAGCTTCTAATCAGTACCAACCAACTCGGTCTGAGTGTCTTTTAGCGCTGCAGAAACTCCCTCGATGGCGGTGCATAACGTATCGTACACCTCGAAGGATTTGTAATTCAGGTTCGCTACTACGTTCTCCAAGGAGCTGAGCAATTCCGTAAGCTGAGCTAATTGGTTTGCCCTGAGAGTCTCTTGGGCGAGCAAGGTGGTCGAACCTGGACTCACGGGTCCAAAGTGTGATCGCACACTCTCTCTGTTGTGCGTTGTATCCGAGTGCTCGGAGGAAACTAACTGCAAGTGCCTTGTTCTCACGCTTCTCCTCCATTGTAGCCTTCGTTCTCTCTATCATAATCGGTACGTCCGGCAACATCGGGGACGGCGTTCGCCCGTGTACGTGTAGTAATAGTAAGACGGGTATTGTCAGCAACACCAACCCACTTCTTGCCCTCTTGCTCATCTAACTCCCTCTCTTCCACAAGCAACTGCCTGTATTCGTCAGCGTATAAATGAGACAGGCGTACTAAAGCTCGGTCTCTTGCCCTTCTATAATTGCGGTGGTAGATAGCCTGTTTCCCGCTTACCTGCCTACTCTCCATTGATCTTGTCCTCCCACACTATAAGTACATAGACTACCACCATCACGAACGCTATCCCTAACCAGTAACTCATACTCTTAACCCTTCTTTGAATGCTTCTAGTACTATGCCTGTTATGTCTATTGTCTGCCCTACTAAGTGAGCATCCTCTTCATCACTATCCCACGCACTCACCAACAGGCGAGCTTCATCACGTAGGTTCAGGCGTAGCCACTTGATAGCTTCAAGGCTATCCTCCCCTCCCCATAGCCCTCTACCTTGCTTATCCACTACCTCGTAAAGCAAGATTAGATCAGACTTAGGCGGGTGAATTGTGTATACGTTACTCATTCATTGTCCTCTCGTTGTGTGACTTGATGTACCAACCACGTTGTGCATCCTGCTCGTATAGTTTAGGCAGCTCGTCTGGCTTTGCATAGTAGAAGATAGCTCCATCTGGTACACCGTAGGTATCTTCATCATCCTTCTCATCCCACTCACCAAAAGAGATGTAGTGAATCTCGTGTTCATCCTCAAATCCAAGCCATACAAGGGTTGCCTCAATGCCAATGACCTTAGTCATCGTCCTCCTCCAATCCAAAGAGGCGAGCCATTGCACTGTTCGCCCTCTCTAGGTTCTTAATCGCTAACGCGATGTCCTCTTCCTTGATGTTCTTCTCAGCTTGATCTAGGCATAAGTTGAACTTAGCCCGTAAGTATTCTTCATTCATTTGCTTGCCTCCACTTGTTTATTCTCGCACCCCTCGCAGGTGCTAGAGTCATAGGTATTGCGGTCATACTCTGCCTCACACACATCACATTCCACATACCAAGTGTCATCAAAAAACACTGGGTCGTTGAGTTGCATCTCGTATCCCATCAGTAACTGCCATCCTTTCCTGATACCCAGCCACAGCCATCACACTTAACCTTGCCCTCCATAGTTTGGCTATCACCTGACATCACTCTACCGCATACCCAACACTTGCCAAAGCTCATCAGTTGCTCCAATCGTGTGTGTTTTTATAGGCATTAGTTAAATCTACGATCTCTTTGATAGTTTCCAGACACTCTTCGTCCGTCCACTCCTCGCCATCTACCCCTGCCACACTCACTACCAAATCAAGAGCTAGCCCGTGCAGACAATCTATACTGCCTATGTATTGATTGAAGTTTTGGGTTGAATCTATGATTGAAAGAATCTCTTGCTTGTTCATTTACATTTCCTCCTCATCAGGTACGCCATTGACTAGGTTCATTACTCCCAGTGCGTGCTTTAACTGGTCAATCAATCCCTCTTCTGCTGGGTCGTACTCTCCATCTCCCAAGTATCCGCTTGACCATTCGTTCGTGTCATAGTTAAAGATAGTTCCCTCCTCAAAGCGTGCCTCCTCCACGCTATAGTCCCACTTCCACTTGCCTGTCTCTTCGCTGTAACTAACCACAAAGTGGTGAACCTTATCCATTACTTTCCCTCCTTAAAGCACTCAGTCATTGTTCCCCAGCAGTAGCCGAGCCAGTTCCCGCCCTCGCCCACATACCAGAGATGTCCAGCTATCTGCCACACAGCCCACAGCGCGATGAGCGCTGGCAGAATTACCAGCACGAACCAACCTCTTGGTGTTAAGTTGTTCATTCCTTGCCCTCTCTCTCTGAGATCATCTTGCCTGTTCTAATTCCTGCTATCAAGCTCCGCAGAGTTCGCTCTGCTTCTGCCTTGGTTCCTCCTAGGTAGTCACTGAAACCGCGAGGTTCCCAGTGTCCTGAGCCGTAGTGACTTCCTCCTGAGAAGTGAATACGAAAGGCTCTTCCGTATGTCTTGCTTCCCGCTTGCAGTACCAAGTGCGGGCGCTTGTTTGACTCGTAAGTGTCCTCCACCTCTTCCCCTTCAAATAAGGGTTTGACTAGCTCCTCCAACACACCAACCAAGCGGTGCAAGTCCTCCATTGTTGTACTCATAGCCCGTGCTCCTGTTCTACTTCTAGCAACTCAGCGATGAAGCGGGTCACCTCTTGCGGGCGGTTAGCGTACTCGGTCAGCGCTTCGCCTAGCTTGGCTAGTTCTACATAGCCCAGTTCGAAACTAGGGCGCTCCCAGTTTGATAGTGGCATCTCCTCCCCGTACATCTCCTCGGTGTATCCGATAAGGTCGAGGAACTTACGAAATGGGCTGAAGTTGTTGTAATTGCTCGCCCAGTGGTAAAGCTCGCCCACGTTCTCGGCATAGGTTGGGCACGCTTCTTGCAACCAAGAGAGGGCGCCCTCCTCTCGTAGTGTTGGGTCATTCTTGGCACACTCAGCGCACCCGCTGGTTCGGTCTCCTGCGTGGATTGTTGTCATTTATTTACTTCCCTTCGCACTCTGCATAGACGGGTTCAGTGACCCATTCGCCGTTTGGCGCGTTCTGGTATGTGATGAGCTGCTGAGTCTCACCCGTGGCACATCCTTGCGCCGTTCCTAGTGTTGCCAACATTGCCACGATTAGGGCAAGGAATACGCCCGCGACCGCTAAGGTCGCTTTGGTTAGTGTCTCCATCAGATACCCACCACTCCACAGGCTTCTAAGAAGCGCTTACGGTCAAAGCGTGGGTTCTCTTCGTATAGCTTCCAAGCTAGGTCGTAGGCGATGTTCTGCGCCCCAGCTTTGGATTCTTCTTCCTCGAACTTATTCGAGAAATCAATTTGCGTCTTGATAGCTTGTGCAATTAGAATGTAATCTTTGCGTGTCATTAGATACTTCTCCTCTTAGGTTCTTTCAGCTCGTTGTGAACTGATAAGAGAAATGTATTGCAACACTGTGCCGTATGTAAAGCTCATTTGGCACTTATTTGGTCACAGTTTGGTAACGTTATCCTGAATGAATCCTGAGAATGTCAGGGTGCAACTGTGTCGCTTTATCGACATTTCAAAGGGTGTCGGGTTGCAAGCTGTTGAATGTTCAACCAGTTGCACAGCTTTGAATCGGTTGCGTTGCTGGTTGGTTGGGTTGTTAAATGTTGGGGATGCTATGGGGTATAGCGTGCCGAGGTAGTAGTGCGCCCCACACTCTTTCACAAACAGTTATCCACAACCTTATCCACAGCCTGTGCATAGCCCTGTGGACAACGGTCTGCCCCGCAAAAGAGACCCCCGTATGCTTAATCCGCTGGCATACATACCTGTACTCCCCAAATAAATATATTTCCTAAAGTCAAACCCTAAATATAGCCTCTGACCTGCGGTTTTACTGATGTGACTAACGTCACAAATAAAAAGCGGGAAA